GTACTGAAATTCATTTTTTAACGTCTAGCTTGGCTTTTGCAAATACTTTATTGTTATTTAGTCGGCATGGTCAATTCAGATTAGATGCTGGAGCTTCAACTATTGGCGGTGCTTTAACTCCTAAGACTGCAACTATTACAGCTATAACTACATACGAAACCGAACCAACTGTTGACCCTATCGCTGTAGGTCGGACTGTTTATTTTTCTGTACCTAAAGGAGAATTTAGCGGTTTGCGTGACTTTTATCTTCCAGATATAACTGCATCAGTTCCAGTTTCAGAGGAAGTGTCGTCAGCTGTTCCTAGATATATTCCTAGAAATATAACAAGTTTAATTAGTTCTGCATCAGAAGAAACTGTTATAGCTATAAGCAAAGATGAACCTAAGCGTATTTATTTTTATAAATTCTTTTATGAAGAAGATTCTAAGCTACAGTCTTCTTGGTCGTTCTGGGAACTTAAAGGAGAAAAAACTGTAATTGGAGCTTCAATCATAGATAGTGATGTTTATTTTGTTATTCAATATTCAGATGGAGTTTACTTAGAAAAATGTTCATTACGTCCAGAAGCAGTTGATGCTGGTTCTAATTTAGAAATTTTAGTAGATAGAAAAATAGACGAAACTAAATGTCATATTAATGTAATCAATCAAGGTGGTGCTGGTGTCCAATCAGTTATATCTTTACCTTATCCAACTGCTACTGCTGGAATACAAATTGTTGTTGGTAGAGATGTTTCTGGCAATACATTGCAGCATGGAGAAGTAAAAGTACCAAGTGCTGAAAGTTTATCTGGAGCTACACAATCAGGATTTAGTGGTAACGGAACTATGACTGTACTCGGAGACTTGACTAATGCAAAGTTTTTTATAGGAGAAAGATATGACATGACTTATGAATTTAGTACACCATATTTAAAAGAACAACCAACTGGTGGTGGTGTTGCTGTAGTTGCTGGCCCTCGATTACAGATAAGAACTTGGACGTTTGTTTTTGACGATACCTCTGCATTTAAAATAAAAGTAACACCAAGAGGTAGAACTTCGCAGATCTATCCTTATAATGGGTTTATTGTTGGTCAAAATCCTCCAGCTTTAGGTCAAGCACCTTTCTTGGCTGGTAAATTTAGAGTGCCAGTAATGGCTCATAACAACGATACTAAAGTTGAAATTTTAAGCGATAGCCCACTACCCTGTCGTATCCAATCATCAGAATGGGAAGGATGGCTACACACCAGAGCAAGACGACTATAGGTAAGTTTTATTGGCGAAAGTCAATACTTTCTGACGTTGTAGAAGTTGCAAGCAATATGCGATTAGAAGATAAAGAAGAATGTTTAGCGTATTCTGGTTCTTCTCCAGAAGAAACTTTGTTTTATTGTTTTTTTGCAAGTAAACCTTGTATGACTATGATTGGTCGCAAAGGAAATCTTATGGGTATGTATGGAGTAGTTCCTTGTTCTAATAAAGTAGGAAGAATATGGATGTTAGGGCATAAGTCTATGACATCTGACTATAAAGATGTTAGAGCCTTTTTACGCAATTCACCTATAGAACTACAAAAATTTCATTGCAATTACCCACTTTTATATAATTATGTTGATGAAAGAAATACAACTCATATAAAATGGATTAAGTGGATGGGTTTTTCAATCATTAAAAAACACGCTACATTTGGTGCAGAAGGTCGAACTTTTTATGAATTTGTAAAAAACTGATTATGTGCGGTGCAATTCCTTTAGCTGTTGTTTCTGGAGTCTTAGGCGTAGCTGGTAGCTATATGCAATACCAGCAAGCTAAGACAACTGTTGCATATCAAAACGCTCAACAAAATTTACAGTATCAAAGCAATATGTTACAGGCTCAGTCTAACAGGATGACTGAGGAGACAAAGAAGCAGATGAATCAGGATGCTATTGAGCATGCAAATTATTTAGCAGATTTGCAATATGAAAGAGATAGCACCAGAATCACTATGAATCAGATGCAGCAACAAGAACAACAAGCACAAGATAAGTTAGCAACTGGTCGGTCATATTTAGAA